GACAAGAACACCGTCTACTCTTTCAACGCTGGAAAGTTGCGCCTGGTTGACTCTTGGAATGAGTCAAACGCGATGAGGACGGCGGATCGCATCCACGAACTTGCTATGGGTTGCGGTGCGCTACAAGTCAGAATCGACGGCAGCGGGCTGGGTGGCCCGATTGCAGACAGAGTTGTCGAACTGTCGCAAGGCAAGTATGTTGTCATTGAAATGCTTGGAGGCTACCCGTCGCCGGATCGAGCGCGATGGTTCAACTCTCGCGCCTACTGGTATTGGCATTTCGCCGACAGGCTTTCTAAAGGCATGATCGACATTGACCCTGAAGATGAGCAACTTCAAGAAGAAATGCTTGGCATTGAATTAAAGAAGCGCACTGCGGGTATCGAGTCTATTCAGATTGAAAGTAAAGAAGACATGCGGAAGCGCAACGTCGGCTCGCCCGACTATGCCGATGGCGCCATTTATGCTTCAGCGGACGTGAGTCACCTATTTGAAGAAATGGCCCGTCCTGGCGATGTAATCATGCGCGAACCGGATGATGTGCCCGATTTTGGTTTGCATGAGTTTATTAATGGCAACGGATGGCCCATGTAAAGCACCTGTAGAATGGGTGTTATGACTGAAAACCCGCTCATTGCTGTTGCCGCGCAAATGGAAACGTTGGCGGAAGAAAACGAACTGCTGAAAGAATCACTGGAAGATGTGAAACGCAGTTTGGCTTTTGAAGATCGCGGTTGGAAGTTGATTGGCGGAGTGGTCAACGGCGACAGCGAAGAGGGCCTCACGCTTGACGACGTGAAAGACATTTCCAAAGTTTTGCGGCCCTACGTTGTCGGCGGGTCACTTGTGCAGCGTGCCAGCAACCTGCGGCGTGGCTACATTTGGAGTAAAGGGTTCCACATTGATGTGCCAGCCCGCGACCCGAACCGTACCGGGCGCCCTCCGCGTGAAGTGCGGTTTATGGAAAACCAGCGCAACATTGATTGCCTGTTTAGCGGTTCCGGTCATTCCAATTTGGAGCGGGCAGCGTTTACAGACGGTAACTTGATTGCCCTGTGCTACACGTCGCTTGATGAAGTGCGGGTGTTTCCGCTATCCCAAGTTTCGGACATTCGGTTCAACCCGGATTTCCCGGATGAAGTGTGGATGATTCAACGCACTTGGCCGGGAGACAACCCGCAAGCGCAACGAGTCGAATGGTATTACACCAACAAGTTTATTGGTGCTCGCCAGAAAAGCATTGCCGACGACGGCAAGCGCGTTCCGGTAGCCGAAAATGTGACGGCAGTGTTCCGCCCGTTTAATCGGCAGGTTGGTTGGCCCATGGGCATTCCCGACGCTACCGCCATGCTCCCCTGGTATGAAGCCTATTCGGAAATCATGCGTTACGGTCGTGTCGTCAATGAAGCTCTAGCTAAAATGCTCTACAAGGTTACTGCGAAAACGGGCAAGAGCGCCGCTAACGCCGCCACTAAAGTTGCCGCCTCCACGGTGCATGGCGGTACTGCCAGCATGGTTGACGGCATGGACTTGCAAGCCATTTCGACCGCTGGTAAAGGTTACGATTTCACGGCGGCACGGCCCGTTGCAGCAATGATGGCTGCGGCAGTTGACGTGCCCAACATTGAGTTGCTTGCAGACTCGTCAGCGGCGGGATCATCTTATGGCGCCGCGCAGTCTCTCACCCCGTCCACAATCAACGCCATGCGGTTCCGGCAAGACGAGTGGATGGAGTTTTACGCTGAAATCTTCCGCACGTTCCGCCTGCCGGTGCCGAAGATGTGGTTTGATCCGATTCAAGAACCCGACCCGTATCGTGAAGCGCAGCGGGCAATGATCCTGTGGGGTAGCGGCACGTTGCACGCCGACGAAATGCGGCCTCTCGCTTTGGACATCCTGGATATTCCCTCGTTGCACGATGATGCGCCTGAAGGCATCCTGATTCCTAACAACGAGAAGTCGCTTCAGCGCAAAGACATCGACACGGATACGCCCACCCAGGCGGCAAGTCCCGATCAGGGGCAAGGTAATGGCACGGGTGGCGTGGTGAGCAATAACGATATGCGTAGCGACACGTTGACCAATTCGCTAATCGTCAACTCTATGTTGGAGGAGCGCATTGCCGAATTGCGGCAACTTGCCGAAAGCATTATCGACGCGCAAAAGTAAGCCTCATGGTCGGTAGTGTATTATTGACTTTATAATGACGATGCTTACTGAGGTTGCTACTGCGCCCGTCAAAAAGGGCAATCGTTGGCGCGTTAAAGTTGCCACTCCCGGCCAAGGCTCCAGCGGCTTTTATACTGCTGACGTTTTGCGCGAATATGGCCCCGTGGCAATTCCTGCTGGCACCAAGTCGTTTCTTGGACACGCAAAGCCGGAAGACCGTAGCCTGCGCGACCTCGTGGGGTCGTTCCCTGACGGCGCGTACTGGTCTGCCGAAGAGAACGCACTCTTTGCAGACTTGAAACCGGCCACATCTAAGTGGGCTGACGTGCTCAACGAATTGGGAACTTTGGCTGAAGCCAGCATTTCGGTTGCGGGCACCAAAGACGCCCAAGGCAATGTGCTTACCCTTGCCCATTCTCGTGCCAACTCGGTTGATTTGGTTGCGCACGCTGGGCTAGAGGGATCAGGACTTACCGAACAAATTGAGAGTTTGATCGAATCGGCGCGAGGCGCTGACCCGATTGCAAAACCTGGCGTCACTCCCGGCGCAGGAGATAAGGAACACAACATGGACAAGATTGAGGAACAGCTTACCAAGCTGACTTCGGTTGTCGAGTCCCTTGTTGCCGACAAGAGCGCGAAGGCTACGGCTGACGCTCAGGCTGCGGTTGATGCCGCCGCCATTTCCACCGCAGTGAACGAGGCCCTGGCGACGTATGACGCCAAGATCGCGCTCATTGAGGCGGAGACTGAGCTTCTTCCCAGCCAGCGCGCTTTCCTGCGCGAGCAGGCGAAGGCCGGGGCTGACGTGGCCCCGCTCATCGAGTCGGCTAAAAAGGTTGTCGCCGAAGCGACTCAGGCTCTCACCGAGTCGGCAGTCGGTCGCGGCTTCACTTCGACGGGCAACGAGGACTGGACTGTTGCTGGGGTTCGGGTGATTCGCTAATGGCTACGAATATGACTCACAAGTACAGCAAGACTGAGGTCTGGCCCGTTGTCTCGGGTGTCGTTTCTGGCGATCCGTTGGTTTCCACTTCGGCAAGCGGTCGCATTCCTGCGGTTGCCCTGACCGACCGTGGCGACGCTGAGCGTACCGAAACTTTCGGCCCCTACGACATCACTTACCCTAGTGGTGGAATTGGCCTGGAAGCCGCTCAGGCTACCGTGGCTATCGATGGCGCTTTCCGCTTTGCGGTTACTGGCGCTTCCTCCGCAACGGTTCGCAACACCCCGGTTTACGCCGTACTTTCAGGCGATGCCGTTGCGAGCCTCACGCTGACCGCCAGCACCAACCCGCCTTTCGGACGCATCGACCGCCACATCGGCGAGACCGTTGCCACCGAATGCTCGGTTTGGATCGGCGACTTCGTGGACGCGACCTAAGATGAGTGAGGCAATGAATAAGATCGAGTTCAAGGACAAGTTCACCCTTGACGGATACGCCAAGCCCGGTGTGGGCGTAACCAAGGCGAAGGTTGCCAAGGTTAAGCAGCTCATGGAAGCCGCCATGCGCGGCGACAAGATTGCTAACGCCACGCTTGCTGAGACGGTGACGACTTCGGACGCCATCTTCAACGCCGCGTTCCTCTCGCAAATCCAGTTCATCCCCCAGTTCCTCGAACTGCCGCGAACGTGGAGCCAGATTGCAGGCGTTCGGGTTCTCCCCGACTTCCGCCCGGCAGTCCTCCGTGGCATTTTTGGCGAGTTTGAGGGCCTGGAGCGCGACGACGCTGGGGCGAACAACCCTGCCGGAATTGCACCCGTGGTTCCCGAGCTTGCGCCGTACCCCTACGCCACTGTTGGTAGCGTTGAGGCGGCGTATGGCCGACTGAAGAAGCGTGGTTTCAAGACCGGCTACTCGTGGGAAGCAAGCATCAACCAGGACGCGGCTGGCTTCTTTGCCGACCTGCCGGGTGAAATGCTTCGCGTGGCGCTCGACAGCGAAGAGTATGAAGTTTACTCGGCGCTTCTCGGTGCGCTTGGCGCGAGCCAGCAGCTTGACGCTGGCACCACCTACGCGGGCACTTCGGTTGTCGCTAACGCTCCGTTCAGCCGTGACGCGCTCAACCTGCTCATTGAGCAGATGTCGCTCCGTCAGATCAACAACCGCTACATTGGTCGCTCCACGACCGGTTACGCGATTATTGTTCCGATTGGAACCGCGCCGACCGTGCAGTTCGAGCTCAGCCAGGCTATCGTGCAGGTTCAGGATGGTTCGTTCATCCTCTCGGCACAGGATCAGGGTTTCGGAAACATCATCGTGATCGAGTCGGAGTACGTTACCGGCACGGCATGGTATGTGGTTCCCCGCCCGGGTGGCCTGCGTCGCCCGTTCCTGGAGTTGGGTCGCCTTCGCGGGCACGAGGCTCCCGAGATTCGCGTGGAGAACGCTACCGGCACGTTTGCTGGCGGCAGCGCGGTTTCGCCGTTCGAGGGTTCGTTCGACAACGACTCCATCGACATGCGTCTGCGTCTTGCGATCACGGGCTTGGCCTGGTTCGCAGATTTGGGCGGATACAGCCTGGGCAATGGCGCGTAAGCGTTAGCTCAAAATCTACTCCCGGTATTCAGTTCGGCTGGCCGGGAGTATTTTTGACCCAAGGGATTACTTATGGACATGGAGCGTGTTACACTGGTTGCATGTCTGGTTATGTAAAACACCAAAAAGGCGGATTTATCTATGGCCTGCGCTGCGATTGCCACCCCGAGGATGGCATTAGGTACGTTGGCAAAACAACTTCGGCAAATCCTAAGTCTCGACTTCACGGACACTTCCATCGAGCGCGCAAGGGCGGCTCGGTTCCCGTTTTAAATTGGATCAGAAAGCACGGAGAAGAAAATATAGTTCAAGAACTGCTGGAAGAAGTTGTTGACGGCCAAGAGGCGCTTTGTGATCGTGAGATTTTTTGGATAGAAGAATTGAAAACCTACGGACGAGTCAATAGGGGCCTAAATTGCACAGCGGGCGGGGACGGTTCTTACGGCTGGTCGAGAACTCCCGAATCGGAGGCCAAGCGCATTGCGACCCTTAGGGAAAGGTACCCGAAGAAAGAAAAAGTCAATTTGACTAGAGAAGAATGGCTGGGCAGGCTCAAAAGAGGCTCTGGGCAGACCCAATCAAAACTGAACGAAGAAATGGTTTTAGGCATAAAGGCCAGAATTTGGGATGGGGAACTACACGAGCCGATGGCGACCGAGTTCGGCGTATCCAAGGGGCTAATATCGGCAATATCCACGGGGGCAAGGTGGAGCCATGTGCCCTGGCCGACCGATAGGCCGCAAAAAATTGTTTCCGCATCCGAAAAGAGGGCGGCGCTAACGGTTGAACAGGTGTTGACCATTAGGGCGCTTTCCGAATCTGGCTTAAGCCGCCAAAAGGTCGCAAAGGCGTTGGGCATATCTGAATCGCAGGCGGGCAGGGTGATTTCCGGGGAAAGGTACAGGTGGGTCGAGTGACCCTGCTAAACTTGTAACGTCTAGACCACACTACGTTAGGAAACCCTATGGCCGATCCGAAGCCTGTTGTACTCACCCGCTCAGCCACCAACCCGAGCGCGTATGCCCCTGAGCCGCTTGTGATTGTGGGTGACTTCCCGACCACGGCGCTGACTGCCGTTCCCGGTTCGTTCGCTGACCTGGCTGCGGTGCAGACGTACCTTTCGACTTTGGTTACGGAACTGAAGGCCAGCCCCTACTTCTCCTGAGCCACATCTGCATTACACGGGGCCATCCTTTTGCGGGTGGCCTTTCGTGTTATGCTTTTTGCACATATCGTCATGGTGTAGTGGTAGCGCATCGGTCTCCAAAACCGAGGGCGGGGGTTCGATTCCTCCGAGCTTCGCGACGAAAGCCGCCCGCTGGGGACGGCTGACCAGCCCGGCCTTGTATTGCTACGGCCAGCCGGGAGCGCACTGGCGTTGTACGCGAATGCAAGGTTTTCGCGGGCTTCGTCGTCTGATGCTTCTGCAACCGCTTCATCCCAGTACGCGCGTGCGAGCTCGTCGCGGTCGGCTTGGATTTCGCGGTATGTCTTAGTGTTTGTCATGTCTCAAACCTAGCACGCGCATATGCACTTGTATAGGGGGTGGGCAAAGAAAAGTCACAATCCGACCGCGTTCAAGAAGTCGTGATCCTGCTCAGCACCCAACCACTCCCCCAACAGGCGCAGTTCCGCCACGGTCACCCACTCCCACCCGCACGCGGAACACTTCGCCTTCACCTGCCCGGTGTTGCGCACATATCCGGCGACGAGTGCGGAACTCACCGACCCGTCACGCGCGGTGACTGTTGTTTGTTCACAGTCCGGGTTCGGGCACGCACCCCGCAACTCTTTGCGCACCGGCGGTGCCCAGAGAGGCCACACCCGAGCCACCCACCGGGGAAACAACGCCGACACGCGCCCAT